GGTCAGCTTCTCGGAAACTGCCTCAATTACAAATCCAAGTACCGCTAGGCAAATCATCCTAACTGATGTTTTCAGACCTTCAAGTTTAGGATTTTTCATAGCTATCACCTTCTTCCTAATATCGTTTCTAATTCTTTCATCTTGACCTGTATCTCTCCTATCCTGATTTGGACTTCCTTATTCCTATCAAAATATTCCTGTTGATTTTTAACAAGATAATCAACCTTCTGATTAAGAAGAGCAATCTGGCCGCCAAGACTAGCCCAAGATAAGGCAATTATTATCGCTGAAGTTATAAGCGGAATTGCATTATGATAAAGGAAGATCTCAAATGTATTGTTTGTTTTCTTCATTTTTCCTTTTCCTATAATTGATAACCGTATTTTCTATCTCTTTCCAAAACTCTAGGAACTTGAGCATCCAAGATGATGTCGGCAAAACTTTCTCTACTCTATACTTTGTTCTCCGTCTTATTTTCTTTTCTGTCTTGCTCAATTTCATACTGTCGTTATTGTTATTGTTTGTCCGTTAATGTCAGTGCTAGTCCAACTTACAATCGTACCGTTTTTATACTTTTTCCACTGCTTTTTTGGTAAATAGATTTTAGTTTTTTTCATATTAGCACTCTTGTCATATACTCTGCCAATTCTATCTCTCAAACGTTCAAAAGCTTTCTAGTCCACTGTCTAAACTCCGTATCGCTAATATTTGTATTGATTTTATCTTTGATTGATTTGACAAGCTGTTCGACTGTGGGTTGTGAGATATAATTTTTATATCTTAACCATCCTAAAACATAATTATAGTTATAGGTTTTTAAATGGGATGGAGTTTTGAATGGATCGTTTTGGATAAAGGCAGTAAAAGTCCAAATATCCCCGCTTTTGTAGATTCCCGTATGTCCTCCGGCGTAGTTATAGGAATTACCCCAAACTAAAATGTCTCCCTCCTTGGGAATAGCATCAGGAGAATTATAAATACGATCAAAATAAACAGATTGGTTTGGTCCATAATTGGTATAAATTTGGTAAGCGTTAGCAAAAGGAAATATGTTTTTTGGGATACCTAGTTCAATGCACCATTGTAATACAAGATCGAAACACTGCGCATAGGCGTTTGGGTCGACCACTTCTACATATCTACTATTGTATTTGGTAATAAAATCAGTAAATTTGTTCATGGTATGTTATTATTTATATAGTTTCTTTATCTCCTAAATAATAAGCAAGGCATAATAATAAAAAAACTACAATTCCAAAAATTAAAAAGTTTTCTAACATTATTGTCTTCCTAATAATTTATTCATTAACCAATATCCAGCCGCTCCACCAGTAACTCCGATTGCGGCTTTTGGTATCCCAGTTTTTAATGCTCTTTGAGTTCCATAAAGTTTTTTAAATAATTCGTTAGCTTTCGCTACATCTGGTGCGGTTATTTTAAGTTCTGATTTTAAAACATCACCTAATACTTTATTGAATTTAGCAACTGACGCTTTACCAACTCTACCGGCAGCAGTAAAAGCATCATTTGCTCCTTGGTTAAGTTTTATTACTTCATCAACGGTTAGTTGTCTACCCTTAAACATTTGTTTTGCTTGTTCTAAATATCTATCATAACTCATCTTTGCGGTTGGCGAAACTTCACGTGCTCCTTTTTCTAAAGCTGATATTATCTTATCACCGGATACTGTTTTACCAGTAGCTTCTGCTATTTTGCCAGCACGATATTCTCCAACCGTTTTAAATGGTTTAAATATTTTTGGGATAGTTTTAGCTAATAATCCTAATCCTGGTTCAACAACAGCCCCAGTTACACCAGCTTTTGCTATGTCTTTTAAATTAGATTCTGGTTGAGAAGCAGTATATCCTGCAAATCTCCCCGCCCCTTGAAGTGCCATTCTTGGTATATTGCCACCAAATGGTATTCCATAAGCGGCAAGTCCCGCAGTTTGTCGTCCTATTTGTTCAACTGGTTGTGTTCGAGCCTTACCCATTTCTTCATAGGAAAGAAAAGGATTTTCTACTGGTTGTCCTTGTTCATTAACGTATTGATTTTCACCTGTAATTCTTTGTTTTCCTGCACGAACCGCCTCATAACCCGCTCCGGCAATAGTAGGAATTGCACCCAATCCAAGCATTTTCAAAACATCGGAAACACCTCTTGTAGTTTTTTTATATCCTTGAACAGGTTCAACTTCTGACACAGAAGCATTTATTCCTCTTTTTTGAAGAAATTGGGAGATTTCCTCATCAGAATATCCAGCGTCTTTTGCCGCCTGTACTTTTTGTCTTAAATCCATATTATTTAAATAATTCTTCTAATGATGGTCTTTTCTTTTCTGTCTTTGTTCCACTCATTTCTCCTATTCTTCTTCGTAAATTGTAAAGTTTATTTTTAACAACTTCAGGAGCATCTTCAACTTTGGGTAATAAATCCTCAGCTCTTGCAATATCACGATCTGTTAAAACTCCAACTTCTCCTGATATTGTTCTTGCCAATGGACCAATCATACTTTTACGCAAGGCTTCATAATCTCTAATTTGTGGATTCATTTTCCCTCTTGTAATACCTGAAAATAATTTAGCCACATCACCAACCCACGGTCCTTTGACTTCAAGTTGATTATAATTTTCTTCAAGTTGATCAACTGCAGAGGCTACATCTCGAAGTTTCTTTTGTTGTTTTTTTTCCTCAGCTGATACTTCTGTTTCTAGGCCAATTCCAGCTCTCTTTAGAGCTTTTTTTTTCGTAATTTCTGTTAATGCTTCTTCTTCGCCGAGTTCTTCTGGTGTTTTCTTTTTTTGTTCAAGCTCAAACCGTGAAGATTCTAAAGCAATAGCTTCTTTTTCTGCTTTATCTCCTCCTGCTCCTATTATTTGTTCAGCCATTGCAATATCATCAACAGAAAAACCCATCTTTTGTGCTTGTGTTCTAAATAGCTGTTTTTTAGTTTCTATATCCATAGCTTATTTTTGTGCAAACAACTGCCTACCATAACCAGTTTTTAATATATCTGCTAATGCCCCTAGTTTATTTCTATATTCAACATCAGTATGTGGGCCTGTAACATTACCAGTTGCGCCTGATAAACCTAATACTTCACCACCTTGTATAGTCTGACCTGGTTTTACATTTATCTGCGACAAATGTGATGTTCTTATCTTTTCACCTGTGTTAATATTTTTTATTACAATCGTATTCCCATAACCTTGATTTTCACGATTACCGATAAATCCTCGCTTTGATCCTCCGGCGACCTCCTCAATCTGCCATTCTCCTTCTGGTGCTTTAACCGGTGTTCCTTGACCTACCGCATAATCTACTCCGTAATTCACCCCACCTGAAAAAACATCATAAGGCGACTTTTGACCAAAACCTTGCGTTATTGGTATATTACCAACGCTCATATTACTTCCACTATTTAAACCAGCTGATTGCCCACTTATAGATTGCCCTTGTCCTTTCTGTAATAAGTTTGTTGCCAAAAGAACACTTAAAATATCATCTTCAGAATAGCCCATTCCTTTTGCTTTTTGTAGAAAATCAAATAGTTTTTTTTTATCCATTTTTTATTATTTTAACTTTAAGCATAAGCCTTTGCTAATTCAATCAAGCGATTGAAATTAGCTTGCGATTGTTCCCAACTTTGTTTCTTTTCACCTAATTCATAAGTTAGTTGCGCTAATCTGTTAGATTCAGCTTGTTGCTGTTGTTGTTGTGCTAAACCAGCATAACTTAATCCGCTTGATAAAGCTGATGCTCCAGCTCCTGATTGAAGTTGAGCTATAGCATTTGTAATTGAACGAAGTTCTGCGGTTTCAGCCGGAGTAAGTGCCGCTATAGCATTTTGTATATCTCTAATATCTGCCTCTTGTGCAAGTCCTGTCTGTTGAACTTTTGCTGCCTGCTCCGATGCTATCGGTTCAAGTCCCAAGTTAAGTTCACGTTCAAACAAACCTGAAGACGGTAACACTCCACGTTTGCCCATCTCACGACCAGTTGCTAAAGTCTGTCTGTTAATCTGTGTTCCATAAATACCTTTTATTTCATCAAGTAATGACTGATAACGTTGTTTTAAGGGCTCAATCTGTCCCTGATAGGCAGTTCTCTGGGTCGCATATTTTTGTGTGACCTCTGGTATTGCCGCCTCATATGAAGCAATCGCCGGCTTGTTGGCTTCCTGTTGGAACTTCAATGCCTGTTGCGCCATATACATCGGGTCTTGAGATTGAATTGCGGCAGACTGCATGTGGGTTGGCTCACGCTCCCATGAAGCCCCACTCCAGCGGTATTTGATATTATCAGGACCTACATCTATATCGCCGACATTGTGTCCTTGTGCAAGATCGCTTTTTAAGTTTGTGCTTAAATTAGGATTAATCATAAGAAAATAAACTTATCTAAATAATAATTTATAACCAAATAATCGTCAAGTTTTTTAGGTAATTGATATTGCGATACCATTGTTAAAAATCACAGTTCCTGATGTAGTTGCACTACCAGAAAAATCGACTGTCTTAATATAAATAACTGTTCCATTTGTTCCAACCGTTCCACCAGTTTGATAAACGGTCGGATTAACCGTCCCACCTGTTAAAGTCGATGTTCCAACTAAAGCTGCTGCTAACGTGCCTCCGGTGATTTGTGACGTTCCCAAAAGTATTCCAGAGATTGTTCCTGATGCAACCGATATGACACCTGTTCCTTTGGCAAAATCAAAATCGTTTATCTTTGCATTGGTTACAGCAGTTGCGGCAATTTTACTTGCGATTACTGCCGATCCAGCAAGTGCCGTTGTTCCAACTGCCGCTGTGCCAATTTTAGATGAAGTTACCGCAAAACTAGCAATCTTGCCTTCAGTCACAGCCCCATCAGCAAGTGTAGTTGACCCAAGTGCCTCAGATTGTAAAGTTGATTGAGTTACTACACCACGCTCATTTTTATAATCAAAGTCATAGGATGTCGTTATTGACTCTCTTGCTATAGGAGCTTTTTCAGGCTGTAAAAACTGGTTAAGACCTTTATCTTTATAGTTCATTATATCGGCATTACCTTTCCGTCAACTGATAATCCATAAATCGTAAAAGGTTTGTTCAAAGACGATTCGTAGATTTTAATAAACATAAACTTTGAACGTGAGTTTTGAGGCAGCCTAAATCTATTATTCCCATCCCTACAATCCCCAATCTCAATCCAGTTAAGAGATGCTCTTGTATAAGTATCGGTAAAAGCGACTGAAATTTTAGCATCACACCCTGGATTAGTGATTACCCACAACCAATTCCAAATTTTGTCATATTCTGGGAATTGTAGATAAACAATAAATTCCATAATCGATTCAATCCGTGATCCGTTGTCTGATGTTTCTGTACCTGATAGTTGATAGCATTGTCCCGTAGAATCACCCCAGATTAACTGATCCACGCCATTCTCGTCTTGATATGTGTGAAATGCTGTTGGAAAGTTGGCAAAACTCCAGTTAATAAACTCATTCTTATTAAAATCATACTTAATTATTGCATCATTAATAGTTTCAGTTGTAAAGTCATCGGTCAGTGTTCCAACTGCCACTAAGTAATCATACCTATATATAGAGGCCGGGGCTGTGTCAAAAGTAGAACCCACTATTGCTGAACCACTATTATTATAGATTTGCTTTTCTATTGGATTTGATAAGATTTGCGGTCTTGCTCCACCATAACCAAATATCCCAAGTCTATTTAACCAGAATGAATAATCTTCAATTTTCGCATAAGATTGTGGACTTGATGGTCCTAAATCCGTCGCCATATCAATTAAAGAATATCCGTCCCACTTAAACATTTTTCCGGAGTTTTTGACCGCTACCACCTTATCGTTGGCTGTGAAACATAAATGTAGTTTACCAGCGCCCGGAATAGTCAAAGATGATGAATCTGATGTGCCTCCGGTTGACCAGTTTGTGGCATCGCCAGTTGTCGAGTAAAACAAACTCGATGATGTTCCAGCGGCATATATTCTATTTTGATACATTGAGAAACTGTTTGATACTGGTGCAATCGTTGTATCGGTAAAAGATGTTCCGTCTGTAGTATGACGAGTCGCCAAAACCCCTTCGCCTAAAATCAAAGTATTGTCTAATATCGCATATCCCACTTTGGCACCTGCCGTTAATGTCCCATTTCCCGCTATCGTCCATGCTCCCGTTCCTTGCGAAGAATAATAGAGAAGACCGCCAGAAGCACGATAATTCCAAAAAGTCGTTCCATCATTTTTATAGAAAGAAAAAAGCGAATCAACCGCCGATCCGTTGGCTGTTCCTAAATAAGTTTCATAACCCGGTCGTTTTGTCTTTGATCCATACTGGTCTGACGTGACATTTACAGCACGAATTAAATCTCCATCATTTTTTAGTAATGGATTAACATACAGGTTTAAACCCGATATTTGAGAAATTCGTTGTATATCTGCCATTATAGTAATTCAAAATCATCTGCGTCTGTCGATGCGACAATATCTATATACTGTGGGCCTGTTTTATGGCGTGGGGAGATTTCTGTCCTAAATTGTGTCAATTCACCTAAAGCTGAACTTGTAAATAGATTACCTTGATCAATCTTGTTATCCAAGTGATATGCCTGTCCCAGCGAATAATCAACAAATGATTTAGTGTAATTTCTCATCGCAACGGGTAACTCATCAGTATCGTTGGCTAAAATCGCATTTGTCTTGTAATAGTAAACTCTAACCGTTCCTGAAGTTTCGTTTGGTTTTCTGCCTATAACATTATCCCCTTGATAGAAAAAGTAAGGATGTGTTTCGCTAAAGGTTGTGTTTGGTTGAAAGTCATTTAAGTCCATTTTCGTTGCCTGATACCAATTAGTTCCATCAGCTGTAAACCATACTTTTCGCACCTCTTTAAAATCAGTTTCGGTGATCGTTCCAAGTTCAGCCGTGCCGGAGTAAGCAATATCAACCGTTCCTATAGCATAGTCTTTATTAACATCAATCGCCGTGTTAGTCATCTTTTCCAACCATTCATTTACCCAATTGTCGATAGTTAGATCGTCTTTGATATAGTTAGCACTTATTAGTTTGTTCTTTATTCTTTCCCTGATCTTAGCAAGTGAATAGAAAGTATATCCGGCGGTTGTCATCCAGTCTGAATCTGCCGAAGTTTCTGTTGTGACTGAATTATAATATGCCGCCTGATAAGCGTAAGTTGATGAACCTGAAGTGTCGTCGAATATCGTGTAGTCTGAATCCGGCGTAATTGTAACCGTCCCGTCGGTCATTGCCGTTGCCGTGCCCGAAGTTCCTGCGGTAGAACGCTTGAATATTACCTGATTGTATTTAATCGCATAAACCGGTGAATCTGCTGGATGGTCAAATCGTGTCGTTCCGTCAAGCGCCAAAGATGTTCCAGATGGTGTAGCAGTTGACATGATCACGACTTCTGCCTTTTCCTCGCCTGTTTTTCCTACCTGTATTCCCCAACTAGCGTAAAAAGCATTGATATTTTTAACCTTTAAAGTCGCCGCACCCACAGCCTCGCCAGTTGAAAGGTAAGATAAGGCGGCTGACTGATCAAGCAAATTTCTACTTTTGATAAGCATAAATTATTCAACAAATGCTAACTTTGGTCGTGGACTTTCAATAACTTCTAACTTAAGTGGTATATCTTGGCGATTGCTAAATTGTTCACCTATTCCTCCGTCAAACGTACAATATGGTTCGTCAAAAATTATTACTGTCTGGTCAAAAGTTGTCCATAAAGTTGTTATTCCAAGTCCTGCTGAATATCCTGATTTCTCAATTTCTAATTTGGGTTTTATCATATTATCCTGCTTTAATTTCCTCCAATGCAAATGAACAATAATAAGGCGTACTAGCAAGAATTGCTGTTCCCTGATTGACTTTAGCCGTAATCGCATATACAGCTGAAGCTGCAGCTGGAGCGTCTATAAAAGTTGCACCAACGTTACCATAAGTTGAGGCTACCATTGTCAATACATCATCAAATAATGTTACTGATCCTGCGGCTGGGTCTCTTACTACCTGCCAATAAAAAGTTGGTGTTCCAGAAGATGAAAGAACGTTAGTATGAAAACTTACCCTGACTTTTGAATTTCCAGTTAAAGTAAGGGTTCCCTTAAGATTAGCCGTACTGACCTGAGTGTAACTTGTACTTGTAATGCTTATATTAGATGAAGCATTGTATGAATAATTATTTGTTGTGGGAGTTCCGATTGCCACACTGTTTAAAGTTCCCCCTATGATTGAAGAAGTCCCCATCAACATTCCGCTTGCCGTTCCGCCAGTTATGGTTGAAGTCCCAAGAAGTACGTTCTGCACTGTCCCGCCGGTTATAGCAGGAGTCCCGATAACGGCTGCCGCAATACTTCCTCCTGTTATTTGAGAAGTGCCAATCAATGCCGCCGATATCGTTCCACCTGTTATAGTTGAGGTTCCAACTAACACACCTGATAAAGTTCCTGCTGTAACTGAGATTGTACCACCGTTAATTATTGGACTTCCTAAAGTAGCGGCATTCCATGTAGTGCTCCAAGCTGAAGTTCCATTACCTGATCCGACTAAAATCTTATTTGCAGTCGGCGTTCCTGCACCAACTCCAACTTTTGCCTCCAAAGCCTCAGCAATATCATTTACTGTTCCATGAATACCAGAATGAGTAAAATCTGCTACAGTCGAAGTTCCAGACGGATTACTTAATGAGTCCAATGAAGTCGGATAATTCGCCATATTGTCGAATTTCTAAACTTATAATTTATTTTTCGTAATGCACTGCAAAACTGGCTGTTGCGGCTGAGGCTTGAGTTCCATTGGCTACCGCAGTCCAAGTCATGTCTGTTGTCATCGGTACGATTGTTCCGTAATACGCTGTTCCCGACTCAACTTGAGCTTGTGAAATCATTGTTCCACCTTTGCTATCTATAAGTGCTAAAGTCGCCGTTCCTGTTCCGGTTAAGGCTGGTGTAACAAAGGTAACTCCTCTTGTAACACCTTGAAAAGTATTTGTAACTGTTCCGGCTGAACCAGCACTCCCCATAACAAATGTTCCGAAACCTGTCGCAAAAGCACCTCCCGTAATTTGGAAAGTAGTCGTTCCTTCTGTCCCAAAAGACGCATAGTGAAGATCATTTAAACTAGACATAATATTTTATCCCTTAATTTAATTAATATTTAAAGTGATCGCATACGGGATAGACTGCATATCACTTGAAATAAAGTTTAATGTAGATATAAAAGTTAGTCAAGTTTTTCAACAAGATTGGGATAAATTTCCTTTTCCGTGCGTTCAAGCCAGAATTTCCATTTAGTGTTAAATGTAGTCTTCAAGTCAAAGTTCTCAACCACAAACTTGCGTGCTTCTTTACCCATTTTAACCCTATCCGTAGCATAAACCGCCTCCATTTTCTCATAAAGCGAGTCAACACTTGGTATTCCAATATAGCTTTGCAGATGAGTATAACGTTTATAAGCTACTTTAGTCTTGTATCCGGTAACGCCTTCTATAACTAAATCTTTCATAGCGGTAAAATCGTTGGTGATTGCCGGAACTTCACACGCTCCCGCTTCAATTAACGGTACTTCAAACCCGCCATTGGTTGACGGAGCAAGCAGACAATCTATAGAGTTATATATTTTTACCATGTCGGCTTTCGATACTTTAAGCAGTTGTGTATAGGGCGGGGTATTGTAGATATTCTTTATTTTTATTGCGTTGGCATAAGTATCTATCGGAAATCCGCCTTGCTGTTGAAGAAGCACGTGAAAGTAAATACCGCTATTTGGGTATTTGTCTTGAAATCTTTTAAAAGCATCCAATACCTCCTGAAATGACTTGCGGGACGGATTGTCTTTGTTGGCAGCTACCATTCCAAACAAAAACATATCTTCCGGTATGCCTAAAGTTTTTCTGATCTCTGCTTTTTTGTTCGAGTTAACAAATAACTCGGTATTGACTGTATGCGGGATAAAAGTTGACGCTGTACCTAACTTCTCAAGTTGGTGAAAACCGAACTTTGAATAGGTGATTATCTTGTAAGCAAGTTTTAGTTTATTAAATATCCCCATTGGTATCGGGTCGTGATCAACCGGCACAATTGGACAAAAACGTTTTAACTCTCTTATATTATTATCATCCAACACCCAAATATCTTGTAAGGTGATTGTGACATCGGCGTTAAAGTCCTGTGAGTGAACAACCATAGCGTCTGATCCCCACGGATGACCCATTTTAGGATACTGTAAAATACCATCCAATAGGAAAACTCCTCCTTCTTGTCCATAAAAATTACTTATCGCTAAAGGATAACCCTCATCTCGAATTAATGGTAGCAAGTCCTGCATCTGCTGGGCGTAACCGCTAGGACTCCAAATCGCATTAGATGAAAACATTATTCGTAATTTTTTTGGTGTCATTTAATTAAAAAAAGTTTAATCATTATAGCAATCAACATAAAATAAATTAATATTATTAAACCTAAACTAGAATTATCTGAATGACTTTTAAAACTTTTTGTTGTTAATTCGTAATATATTTTTTCTAAAATACGTTCGATCTCTGGTGCTCTTATATTAATTTCTTTTTCTATAGTTTCTAAATCTATTCGTGAAGTACGTTTTTTTCTTTCAATTTCTCTATTAAACTGGTTTTCAGCTTTAATGTTTCTATTTTCCCACATTTTATTCAGATTTATTTTCATATGGCTTACCGGTATCTGAAATTAACCATTCAACATAATCAACGATGTCAGGTTTAAAGTGTATATGATAGTTGTATTTCTTCTCAAACTCTCCACCGGCAAAGTGATATGCCTTAATAACCATATCATGATCTGGATAATTGTCTGGGCCTTTAGGCAAAACTACTTTGTATTTTTCACCGTCTTTTTCAAGTCTAAATCGTAATCCTTCACCCTTTGCAACCAATCCATGAAAAGCACAATAATTATTTTCTATATTAGGATGATCAAAACACTTCACCCGATAGTCGCCGTAGTGAGCCATCACGTTCACTAAATCCTGTTCACGATATTGTAAACGCCAGAAATACTTACTATTACACAACTTCCATAAATGATTTAAAAAACTTTCTGAAGTAAAAGCGATCAGTCCGATATTATAATATTCGTTTGGCGGTATTCCCCAACCACCGCAAGGCTTGTAGTGCAAAGGATCGACCCTGTTTATATTTAAAACTGTCCCTAGATCATAGTTTTTACGTTGTTCGACTATATAATCAAAGTCCCCCATAATAATCTGGTCGGCATCTAATCTGACTACAAGTTCATAGTCTTTGATTAACTCTTTGGCAAAAAGCGGCGTCAACCTAAACATATTGTCTTTGTGGTCTTTTACATTCACGCCTTCTATAAACTCTTTGGTTTTAGTAGCTTTATCAAAATCTTCTTTCCCGTAGGTTATTAGTGGATATTTGCTGTTAAACTTCATGAACGAGTTGCGCATCATCTTGTAGTATTGTTGGTTAATCTCGTTGAGAGCGACTGTAAAGAAGCAGACCGGAAGTTTCATGTTTTTACAGTATAAGTGAGAAAAAACAATTTGTCAACAAAAAATAACCGGCAGCTTTTACACCACCGGCTATTTTTAGGTTGCATTATGCCGCAATATATGTTGCATCGTATTCTGCATTATAAGTTGGTAGCGCTTGAACAATATAAATGTCCGTAATTGCAAGGTTTTTTGTCCCCGCAAATGAATGGGTAGTTGCCGACACTAAACTACTATTAGTAGTCCCTTTATTCAAACCAGTTAATGTCGCATTGTCAACCCACGTTATCATTTTTACGTCTGATGTCGCACCTAGTCTATATCCCAATCCAAACCGGCACTCAACTCCTGCGGTAGTTCCCACAGCTACACCTAACGTAGCTGTTCCATCCTCCTCTGTCGCAGTCCCGAATGTAACCGTTCCTGCAGTGATGGTTTTATAGATATGAGTTCCTGCCGCTGTTGTAGTTTCAGTTCCTGAAAGTGCAATAGTTTCGGTTATTGTTTGTCCAAATTGATTTGTTCCTACAAGATAAGCGCTTCCCGCACAGATTGAACCTGACGAGTTTGTAACCGTTACAAGCGGTGTTCTCGGATAATCAGCTTGTTGGTTCAACATTACAAACGCTTTCGCTTGACCCGATGAACCCGCCGCTGCCGTTCCGAACCAAGACGCCGATGTTGACGGATAGATGACTTTAGTGTACTTATATTGATCCACTTCATCTTGGGTTACCTTATCTCTTCGGGTTATACCCGATCTATAACTGTCAAATTCAGGATGATATTTCTTTAATCCTGGCATTTTCTTTCACCCCTTTCTCTATTTAATTTCTAATTACCAACTTACGAACAGACGTTTTTAGTTTCTGCTTCTGCATTATAAGTTGGAATTGCTTGGACAGTATATACATCTGTTGCTGCAACAATCTTTGTTCCTGCAAACGAATGAGTCGTTGCTGAAACCAAAGTTGAGATGACCGTTCCTGCAGTTATCCCCGTTGCCGTCCCATTATTGATCCAAGAGACCATTTTAACATCAGACGCTGCCCCTACCTTATACCCTAAACCAAATCTTGCAACTTGGTTTGCGGCTGTACCAATCGCTGCTCCCAAAGTTGCTGTGGCAAGCGCTGTTCCTTGCGCTCCTGTATTAGCTAAAACCAAAGAGCCGGCGCTTATCGTTTTGAAGATTTTGGTTCCTGCCCTCGTAACACCCGATGTTCCTAGAGCACTAATTTCTTCAGTTTGTGCATAACCAAATTGATCAGTCCCAGTAAGATAACAAGTGCCTGATGTAATCGTTCCTGAAGCACAAGTTATTGTTAAAAGCGGTGTTCTTGTGTAATCAGCCTGTTGCTGTAACATTACAAACTCTTTCGTTTGAGTTGCTGATCCTGCTGCCGCTGTTCCAAACCATGATGCTGACGCTGTCGGATAGTAAATATTGGTATAAACGTATTCATCCACCTCATCTGGTGTTACTTTATTTCCAGAAAATCTAACATCTGGATAGTGTTTTTTAAGTCCAGGAGACATAAAATAACAATTATGCTAATTGTAATTCACCCCCTTTCGATAACGCATTTATAATTTGTAATTCCGTTAACTCTTTAGCTTCTAAAAATATTATTTGCCAACCATATTTATTAAATATTTTTTGTCGATTTTTCATCCATTGTTCTGAATTTCCTCTAAATTTATCTTTGTGTTCTTTCCAATAAACTTCAACTGCTTTTTTTTCTCCATTAATATTAATAAAATCTGGATTTTTACGTTCTATCCAAAACTTACCATTACCAACGAATTTATAAGGTAGATTATGTTTTTCAATAACTTTTTTAACCTTAATTTCTAAACTTGACATTGGTCGTCTAATCAAAGATTTTCTTATTTGTTCTATTGTAAATTTTTGTTTTAAACGAATTTCTCTTAATTTTGCTTTAGTTTCTTCGCTATGATGCTTTCCTAACATTGGTGAATTACAACCTTTTTTAGCTAAACTCATTTTCTTTCTTGCTTCTAATGATACTTTCTTATCCATTAATGCCCTACTTAATTTATCACGCCACTCTTTGCTAAAAACCCTACCTTTATTAGCAGTAGTTTTACCCAACTTTCCTTTTGATATTGATGAACATTTCTTCCCTTTATTCCAAGTTGGTCTACCTTTAAGACTTTTCCAATAACACTCAAAACTACAAAATTTTTGTCCACTTTTAACTAAATATCTAAAAACCTTATATTTCTTTTCGCATAATTTACAAATAGACTCTAACAAGCTATTCACCCCCTTCCCTAAAAAGTTTATAATTTCTAACTACTTTTTAGCTTTCTTTTTTGGTCCTTCGACTACTGGCGCTACTGGAACTGGCAGTTGAACCTCTGAAGATTCCTCTTCTTTCTTAAGAAGCTCAAAATAAGCCAACGCCTGTGCCTGGTTCATTGTCCCAAGCTCCCGCATCGCCTGAAGTCTTTGTCTTTCTTCCGGTGTCATATTTAGTTATTAACTTCTAACAACTGCTTTGATTTTCCTTTTATTACCTCAACTATCTTTTGTCCCTGTAAATAGGCTAAGTTCTTTTTACCTAAGTATCTTTCTATCGGTCTTCCTGAGTTGATCATTCCTGACTTTAGGTATGAGGCAACTGCACTTGCCCGTTCTCTTATCTTGTTTTCAAACGTCTTTTCCCTTCTTTTTTTCATTGCCTCCGCCTCAGCGATCACCTCGTTGACGACCATCTTGTTCCACTTAGGATTAAATCCCTCCTGCCCCCGTTCAACAAAATATTTTTTGTGATCTCTTATTTGATTTTTAGTTAATGCCATATTGGTGGGGGGTGACGGACTTGAACCGTCAAATTAAAAGGTCTTCAACATACCAGATTGGAAAATATGTGTTTGTTATTAGGACTCTTTAATCAATCTTATCCCCCCTAATTGGCGGTCAGGTACTTGTTACGGGCTTATTGTTTCCCCGCCATTTCCTGTCGAGGCGCCGCCAAAATCCGCCTTTTTAATCAGTCTTCTGCGTTAACCTACCATTCGCCCCTGGCGAAACACATAGTAAGTTCATAAACCAGACCATCGTTGCCTGATAGGTAATATAGTCGGTGGTTCTGACTAATGCACCCGCAGACGGAGACTCAAGCCAATCTAAGTCAGATACCTGACAAAGTGTCCAAGTATCAAGATTGACAATAAGAACTTCTCCATCTGGAACGTCAAAATCCAAAAATACTCCTACCGTTCCATTCCCTGCGGCAAACTCCAATCCTGTCCATCCACCCAATAACTGGGTTTTATCAACTGTTCGTCTCATTGCTGTTAATATGTCGCCATATTTTTTAAACAATGATTTGTTGACAAAGATGGCATATTGATCACCAACTTGGGCATATTCAACTGCTGACAAATACTTATCCTCAATTGCTGATAAAGTAAGTGCCTCGCTGACTGTCCCAACTTGTGGAGTCCAACCCTGAGTAGATCGTGCAAGTGCTGCATAAAGCGATGTTCCTGTCGTTGTTGACAACGCTGATCGCAATCCTTGTATTTCTGAAGTACCCGCAGCCGAATTTGATCCATCTACTAAATAGATGGCATCATTTGCAACTGATGGAGTACCTACTGTCAATACAACGGTATTGCCTGTAACTGAAGATATAGTTCCGCAATAAGCGGCTGCCGTACCAATACCAATGCCTTGTCCAGCAAAAAGGTATTTAGAATACGAAATGTCGCCGTTTACGGTTCCATACCAATCAGTCGAGCGTCCATCATCCAAAGACGAGGAAGGTTGCTGAATCGTGAAGGTTGCTGTTCCTGCAGAGGAGGCAACTTCTGACACAACTCCCACACCATCACTATACATCTGTCTGTTTACGTTTTTAGCAAAATCTGATGCCAACTGTTTGGCCTGCCAGGTCAATTGATTTTCAACTGCACCTTTGGCGGTTTTGGTAGCATCAATGGTCAACTTCGAGATATCGAATGTTCCAGTTAAGATTTTTACTGCCACGCTTGCCTGACTAATGCCCGACTTGCCAGCACGAAGTTTGGTTCCATCATTTGCAAGATTTGCCAAACCCGTATTTCTGGTAGATCGAACAGGAGCATAGAAGTTATCGTTCATAAACGTAACATTTGCGTTCCTTTTTAATTGGTCAAGCAGAATCGTTTTCTTGTCAAAGTTATCCCTAATATAAGGCATGATAACTTTTTGCAGAGCGTTACTAACGTCCGAAATCACTATAGCCATATAATATTCACCCCCTTTCCTAATTAATTTTTAAACTTTTAACTCAATCTTACCCACCCTTACCGTATAAAGCCTCCTCAAGAGCCGATCTCAAGTTCTTATCAGTTACTTTCTCCTCTTTTGGAAATTTAGCCCCGGTTGTTTCCGTTTGTGACGTAAACCCCGGCTTCTTCATTTTCTCAAACTGTGTTTCTTTCCAAGCGTCCAACTCTTTCTCATAAAGGTCTTTATATGCCCTCTCAGGATTTTTAATACCTGTTTCAACCATGTGATTAAGGACTGTTTCTTTTTTGAACGCCGGCCTGCCATCTTTACCATCAATTTCTCCTTCATATCCCTCACACTCCTCTAGTAATTTCTCAGCCGACCGTTCCTGAAGATAACGAGTTCTAAATCTTTTATCAAGATACTCGTCAAACTTGTCTTCAGTCACAATCCCTATCTTTTTGGCTGCTTCCCTTGCCTGTTGGACTTCTGCTGGATTAAGGTCTTGTGCCGGTTCTTCCTTCTTGGTTTTTAGTTCCTCAAGTTGAGATTCCAACTCTTTAACCTTATTCTGGCTTCTTCCATATTCAGGCCAAACTCTGTCTAATTTAGTGTTGTATTTAGTCTCGGCTTCTTTAGCCAACTTGCCTAAACCTACTAAATCGCTTAACTCATCCTGAGAATATTCAGCCTCCCCTACTTTTACTTTTGGCGCTTCCGTTGGTGTTTCCACCGGAGCTGCCTTTTCTTCATCTTTTGAAAAAAAATCTCCACTCATGTTTACCACCCCCTTTCGAGAGTTCCAACTTCTAACTGGACTCCTCGACAAAAAAAGCCCACCTTTCCCAACCTTTCTAGTTTTGTTGGAATCGGTAGGCTTTTTCCTACTGATTAAAGATTAATATACTATTTAAACTTCGTCAAGTTTTTTAGCAATTTCCTGCTTCTCCTCGTCTGATAAAAATGGTGCCATATCATCTATCGGCAAAGACACCATCCGCCCATCAGGAAGCCGTTTAGATGATACTGTCACTACGTCCTGCCAAAACGGACAGATTACTTCACAAATCACCGTTCCCTTGTAATTTAACGTCTTTTCGACAAATTCTTCCAACTGAGAGTTGTCTTTAATCTTGAAGTATTTTATCCCGTAAGCTCTTGTGATCTTTTCAAGGCTTGGAAAAGATATCCCAGAGGTTGCGCTTTCACCGATAAACCTATCATTAAAATACCCACGTTGTGTATTTCTTATAGCCTGATATCCGCCGTTATTGGTCACAAATATCTTCGCTGGTATCTTGTGGTGAATGATTGTCTGAAGTTCATGAATATTAGTCTGAAACGATCCATCGCCTGTAATACAAATAATTCTTTGCGGATCAGCCATATAAGTTCCAACAATCGCCGGTAAGTTATATCCCATTGCCAACGTTGCGCCTGGGACAATAATTCTTTGATCTTTTTTCAATCTTACTGCTTGAGTTAAAACGTAAGTTGTAGTTCCGGCATCGGTAATATAAATGTCACGCTGGCGTGACAATTTAGATATTTTACCGATTAGATCATATATGTTTATCTCATCTTCGCCGGCTTTCGGATAACGTGAGTAGTATTTATACTTCAATTCCTGACAATTAGCCATCCACTTGTTAGTGAACTCAATCTTATGTTTTAATAATTCTTTAATAAACACTTTAGCGTCCTGTTCAATAAACAAGTCTATTTTTATAGTCTTTTTTAAGTGTTCAAATCTATCTATATCTACAACAATCTTTTTAGCTTTAGGCGCAAATTTGCTATATTCATGTCCCGTAAATGCCACCGCAAGGCGTGAACCTATTGAAAGTATCAAATCTGCATTCTGTAAGACTATATTTGCCGCCCGTTGACCTTTTACACCACCCGTTCCTACATAATACGGATGATCAAACTCAAATAAATCAACTCCCATATGCGGGGTAACGACTTGTATCTTAAATGTTTCAACTAATTGTCTTAATTCTCCAACAGCGTTAGATAATCTTATCCCGCCGCCAGCAACAATTACTGGTTTTTTGACAGATTTAAGCATTTTGACAGCTTTTTCAATGTTTTCGTCAATTATTGGATATTCTTCTCTTAAATTAGAACTTCTTAAATTATTCGGATTTATCTCAAAAGCGGCAACATTTAGTGGTATATCCAACCAAACAGGCCCAGGTCGGCCTGTTTTTGCCTCAAAATAAGCCGTTTCCAAGTAAAATCTGATATTCTCTGGTCTTTCAACTACCGCCGCATATTTAGTTAATCTGTTAACTATTGAAATAATATCAACCTCTTGAACGCCAAATTGACGCAAACTACTGCTCATTTGTGACCTTTTAGCCTGACTGGAGATAAAAAACACCGGGATTGAGTTCTGATACGCCTCCATCAATCCTGTAATTGTGTTAGTCGATCCTGGGCCTGACGTGACCATTACTGCACCTAGTTTATTATTTGTTTTGGCATAAGCCTCTGCCGCCATCGCACACGCCTGTTCGTGATGACAGCAGATATATTTGATCTTTTTGTGTTGAGCTACAGCGTCATTTAAAAACATTGCCCCGCCGCCTGCAAGTGTAAAGATATATGAAGCGCCTTTTTTGTAGAGAAAATCTATAACATAATCAGCAACCCTCATTAAAATAAGTATAACATATTAAACACCGACACCGAGTAGTGTCTTTTGCGGTCTAATAGTAACCCCTGCTTCTGCTGCTGCTTTTATTTCAACAGCAATTCCACCCAATTGTAGACCAGATGCCCATGTCATATTTACTGTAGTATCATTGCTGACTAAAAATTCTGTTGTAGCTCCAACTGCTGTTGAGGTCGTCTCCTCCCCTACTATTGCAAAACCTGTTCCAGCCGTTGTGACAACAGTTGCGTCAGTATCACCAAACGCCCCGTAAGTTGCATTATCTGCACTACCAAAAGCTGCAAGAGTTACAGTAAGCGTAGTTCCAGTTCCTGAAGTATCAACGTTGGTTGCCGATTGAACTACCGCACCTGATCCGTTAGTTCCACTTGTATCTACCCCAGCACATTCGTCAATTACCCAGACTACATTCGTTTGATTTTGTCCGCCAAAATCAATAGTAACCGCCCCAGCACTGGGACTTGCCACCATAGCACGAAATAATGTAACCCTCCTTCGTGTTGATCCTGCGTCATCGTGAATAACACTTCCTATTGCAACCCAAGTTAATCCATTTCCAGAAAGTGTGGGTTGATTTGGATTTGCTGTTATTCCTGTACGGCTTACGACCGTTGCCAAAATCAACCTATTTCCTGTAGGACTAATTGAAGCTGTAGTTGAAGAACTATTACCATCAGCGTCAACTCCCGAAGTTAAATTAGCTGCTGATACTGCCATTTGACTTTTATTACCCTATAATATATAATATGATCATGTTAGATTTTCTTAATGTTTGGTCTGACTCGAAATGGTATGAAAAACTACTTTTACTTTTAATTACTCCTTTTGTTTATGCTCTATATATTCCTGTTGTAATAATGATTGTTATCCTTGATCATGTTAAGCTTCCTTTCAAAAACTTATCATAGTTTAGATTGTTTAAGCTGATATGAAATAACTAACGTTAACATCAATCGTGCTTGCAGCTGAAATCCAGCAGACTAAGTCCTGATTAGTCATTCCAGCATTAACAGGAAGCGGAAATGATTTTTGAATACCGCCTTGCGCCCCAAAGTTACCTTTGGCTAGGACTGAACTACCATTAAGAGCAGTCCCAAAACCAACTAGTGTGGTAATAGTTCCAACGTTATTAACAATCGATACGTCATTGATCCAAGTTGATGTTCCTGATCCAACTGAAGCTGATCCGATAAGGGTTCCGTAAGCAGCGGCAGTTCCACCGAATGTAGTTCCATAAGTTAAGATATTTCTTCCAGTTCTTCCATCTAGTTTAATAGTTCCTATGTTTAATGTTCCGCCTAAAAGATTAGAGATAGTTCCTGCGAGCTGATTAGCGATTGTTCCAGCATTTAAAACTGTAGAGATAGTCCCTGCCAGTTGATTGTCAATTGTACCGCCTAAAAGTTTGGTTATAGTACCCGCTAAAATATTCTGCGTTGTACCTGCGTTAAGAACATTTGATATTGTTCCAGCAAGAATATTTTGTGTAGTTCCAGCATTTAAAATAGTTGATATAGTCCCAGCTAATTGATTAGATACCGTTCCTGCTTTAAATAATGTTACTTCAGATACTACACCTACTGTTCCGCCTGGAATATTAGGTAATACTGTTATAGTTCCAACATTAAGCGTACCCGATGCCATCTTTGTTATTAAAGTTCCGTCAGATATGAGATCAATAGTCCCTCCAGTTAAATCCCCCATTGTAGTGGTTACTGTCCCCGACACTGGTACAGTACCTGAAACAGTTGTTGTTCCAGCTGTTACAACCACAGAACCTGTAGTTAAAGAAGATAATACACCGATTGTACCTCCTGGAATGTTGGGTATTGTATCTAATGTCCCACCAAGCAACTTTGTAATAGTCCCAGCAAGTTGGTTTTTGACTGTACCACCGTCTAAGATCGTTGAGATTGTGCCACCTTTCAGTAAAGTAACCTCTGAAACTACCCCGACAGTTCCACCTGGAATATTTGGAATAACGGTTAAAGTTCCCGCTTTTAAAACGTCAATCGTTCCAGCTTTTAGCATATCTATCGTACCACCGGACAATAAGTCTATTGTCCCACCGGACAAATCACCCATTGTAGTTACGACTGTTCCAGAAACCGGCACAGTTCCAGATATTGTTACAGTTCCATCTTTAAGAGTATCAATTGTACCCGCTGTTATAGTACCTACCGTTACAACAATTGAACCTCCTGCGAAGTTTCCTGAAACTGGGACTGTGCCTGAAATCGATATTGTTCCATCTTCAATCACGCCGATTGTTCCTACTGTATTTATATCTCCTACAGTAATAGTGGCACCGGATAAAGAAGCTGATGTTACTAATTCCCCACTATCATTAATAATAGCCCGTCTTGTTTCAGCGGTTCCTGATGTGCCTGAAGCTCCAAGCAATGACCAATTTTGATTTTTATCCTGTATGGAATTTTCGTCAGACATATTTATATTTGAGTTACTACAACTCCACTCGGTTCTCCACCGATATAGTCAACTGATAAAACTTCTCCTCCACCAACTGCTGGACTATACTCAACCAACATCCATAGGGTTGATATTTGAGCTGCATTAGTATCACTTGTTGTTATTTTTACTCCAATTTGCGAAGTGTCAAGTAATGCCTTTGTCCAACTTTCGCTATCTGGAGTCTGATAAAGAGTCAGGGAATAATTTCTGGGAACAGCATTGGTGTTAGTTACCCAAGTTGTATTGGCAGGTATTATTTCTGCACTTTCCAAAACTGTTCCTGCAGAGGCTTTTTTGGCTCTTACTTTAAACCCTGCATTAGCACTAGCTCCTTCACCGTTATACCTTACTCCAACGGAAATTAAATTAATATCGTCTGTTGCGCCTATCGAAGCTGGAGCATTATCAATATTATAATCATCTGTATTTCCAAACTCTCCTCCAAAATCAGAATAATTATAAGTAGTCGCATCATCAGGTGTAACCTCATCAACATTCTGATAATTACTTTCTCCTGAATTAGGAAATTTAAATAATTCAGAGTTATCTCCCGTAGCATTTGGTCTTAAATGAACTATTGATCCAGCTCCGGGGTAAGAGTTTTGGAAAGAACCAGTTGAATCGTTAATAGCGATGTCATCAAAAAACCAATTTCCCGTAGTTTGAGCTTCCGTTGCTAAATTTCCACCAATTGCAATACCTTGTATGCCAATAGATAAATTTCTATCAGAAGCTGTAGCAAAATCAACTCCATCAACTTTTGCAGTTATTACATGAGAACCTGCCGCAGCTGTAATATCAAACAGAATCTCAATTCGATACCATATATTTACAGATAACGTAGTGGTTCCGGTTATTTGACCATCTTCATCATAAAGTTTTAATACTCCCGCATTATTGATAGTTATATATACTTTTTGATTGACTATGCTATCAGAAGTAATTGTAGCAATAATTCTATTTTCAGCTGAAGGTAGAGTAGCAACCCTAAAATAGGTTCTTAAATAAAATGGCCCATTATTGTTGGCGGATTTAAAATTAGTACGAACTGATCTTCTTTCTGCACTAATTAGTCCAGTAACATTAAGTGAATAAGTACCACTTCTAACAGTTGTTGTCGAAAATGTAAAAGTACCACTAGCGTTATCCCATTCTATTAATTGTGATGCTAACTCTAATCCGCACGACCATAATCTAGCCATATTATTTTTTAATAGGCTTTTCCTCGCCTAACTTTCTAATTTTGTCGCCGATCTTGCGCTGAGGAAATATCCTCTTAGGTGTAAGATCAACTATCTCCTGTTTTTTTCTAATAATCATCATTTTAGTCCCTGCTGATCCTTCAACTGTTTTAACAACTTCAGCCTCCATCCCATGCTGGGATAGAAAATCTGCGAACTGTTTTTCAAACTCAAATAGATGCGGCCATGTTTCAGATGGATCGAAGAGATAAGTATAGCTTAGAACAACAAGTGGTTTCATAGTTTTTTTAATGCTTTTTTAACAGTCTCATGGTCATAGCTTCCGCCTTTTCTTTTCTTTTTAGAGCGTCCGGCTTTTGACATCGCAATCGCAATACTTTGCTTTTGCGGATAGCCTGAGTGCATAAGCTCACTTATATTTTTACCGACTACCTTGTCGCTTTTTCCCTTGAGTAGAGGCATTTGTGTTTTGTGAACTGGTAACTTGATTCATAACTTTGTCTTTGAGTTCTTTAGCGGTTATATCTTCAGGTGATAATCTAATCCCCGCTTGACCCGCTAATTGGACTTTTCCTTCGTCAGGAAGGTCTTTAAATGATATTGATTTGCTTGGGCCTTTTTCAGGTTCTCGTTCTTTATTTTGAGTGTTTTCAATCAAACCTGAATCTTTAATAGCCTGTAAAGCGCCAAGCGCCGACTCCTGAACTCTCTTTTGAGATGCTTCTTCGCCCACCTCACCCGCTTCTTTCAAAGCCTCTAGAATTGCTACTTTCATTTGCATCAGCTGTTGATCGCCCATCGGTTGCTCCTGTTGGCCTTTGTCGATAGCTTCCATGAACTCCTCGGTTGAGCCGAACTGAAACACCTCCAAGAAGCGTTTGACTACCTCAACTACGGCAGGTTGCGGGATCATGCCGTTTTTAGCAAGTTCGGATATAAACTGAATAATCTGTTGCATGGATGCTTTCTTGCCTTCAGTCGTGTAACCTAAACCTGACTCAACGTCTATATCTACAATATAATCAGACTTAATAGGAGTAGCATTAGGCACATTCATTCCCGCCCTCCGCCTTGCCTCTACCCCATACTGTCCGATGACATCGTAGTAAGTCGGCTCACCTTTCTCCAGCATAAATACAGTCTGCGGCTTAATGAAGTATTTGCTGGCTACATCAATCATTTTCTCAGCAATCATCCGTGCTGTGTTTTTAAGCTGGTTTGAAGCTATTTTTAAGTTAGCATATTCAGTTGCTTTCATTGACTCAATAGCGATCCCTGACTTCACGCCTTCTGGTAATTGACCTAGAGCTGATGTTGATGCTCCTTGTTCTTCGATTAGTTTCTCCAAGAAACTCAAGTAGTTAAACATAAAAGGAGGAATTGATGCGATATTCGCTTGGGTTGGCGGGGTGGCTGTATACTCTAACACCTGACCGCCTGGCAAGTTGTTGATCTGAAAATCCTCACCTCTGCGCTTTAGCCACGTTCCTGATACCATCGTATTAGCGTATCTTTCAATCCGTGATGCAATAATATCAAGCGATTTATTAAGTGGGATAAACCTTTCTAAGAGTGATACCTGATAGATCGGCCCTGGCTCAAATCTGAAATCAACAAACGGGTAATCGGGGACATCAATATACTCATCTAAAAGTGTAATACCTGATGTGCTAAAAGAATGACGCATCACCATGTCCCCCTTGCTTTTGCCTTCCATTACGCCTGACTTGCCGCTTTTCTTAGACACCTCAGCCCAGTTATCCGAATTAAGATATTCTTTAATAAACGCCTCTTTCTCTAAAAGTGTTGCGGCGTAGTCTGACTCTGACCCTGTAGCGTATCTTGCGTTCATATAAGCCTCTTTAACCTCAGATGAGGCAAACTTATTATCAGGCGACAGTTGTTCTTTTGCCTCCTCGTCAAACAATTCATTGGCCTTAATCTGTGAGATCAGCTTTGGCATTGACTTGATAATCGCCGGAGAGTCATAGATTGAGGTCAGGTTGCCTTGCAGGTAAATATCAAACGCATCGAACACTTGAGCGTTGATCTTTTCCTTGACCGCATCCGGCCATATTTGCATAAAAGATACACCATGCTTAGTAGCCAGAATAACCATATAAGTCAATAAGTCTTTAAAGTGCATCTTCTTCCATTCTTCCTTGAGCCAGTGGCCTATCTTTTTAGCAACATCTTTCGCCTGATCTTTTGCCTGTTGTAGTTCCTGTTCTTGATAAGCAGTTATATTTACTTTTTCAGGGTAGATTATCGGTGTCGGGTCAAGTTGAAGTAACAAGTTTGCCACACCTCTAATTTGTCTTGAAGCCTTTGGTAACGCCCTCTGTGGTAAGTTAACATTTTGCCGTTCTGATAAATCTATAATTCTATTTGTAGAGCGTGAAACATACCTGAAGTGGTATCCATCATCAAAGAAGTTGTTATCATACCAACGGCGTTCAAAAGACTTGCGCTGGTTTTCAAATGACTTAATCATTGCGTCAACTGCCTTGCCTATATTTTCTGATGGGATATCTGAAGTGCGATCCTTGTCCATGTTTAAGTTTTAATAGCCTGATTAAATAACTTATCATCAGCGTCTTCTAAAGGTATTAGATCGGGTTCTAGAGTAGACTTGGCTGATTCTTTTTCAATTATCGCACTTGATGTATATTCGGTCAAGTTTTTTGCTAATACGGCTTTTGTAAGTTTGTCCACTTGATCTTTATTGGATTTTGTTAAGTAAGCAACTTCAACCAACAAACCGATGATAACTGCACCTAAAATTAATTCACTCATATATTTTATTTTAAACTTTTAACTCCTCCCTGTACTGGGGGTTGGGATTTAATATATTTCCCATAACCATTATCTTCTAACCATTGCCTTGCTTTTGCAGCTCTTGCTAAATACTGATTGGATTCATTGCTCCCTAGGTTTATCTTAGCTTGTTCTATAGATTTGTTAAATGTATCTAAAACATTTGTTGGATCAAGATTTGCTCTTAAATTAACTGCTTTTTGTGCTTTCATTATAGATCCCACACCTTGTGGTTGTGCCATACCAGCAAAAGCCATCATATCTAACATCCTTGCTATTTGGACATCCTCTGGTTTCATTTTCTTATATCCTTCTTCCAATATCGCTGCCCTTTGTGTCCATATCGGCCAATTTTGTGCCATTGATAAAGCTGATTTAGCTAATTGTGGAATTTGTGAAGCTATCTGCGTTGGTATAAGCCCGGGAAGCGAACGTCCCATTGAGTAACCTGAAGTTTGTTCCTCTAATGTTGGTTGTTCTGGATATGGGGCTGATGGTGCAGTTGTTGCACCTTGCCATAGTCCTTGAGTTTGTCTTTTTACTATATTTAATACTACTCCTGCTAACTCATGCCAAAGGCTTTTTTTAGGTTCCATAGTTTAAATAATAAATTGCATATAGTTAATCGTCAAGTTTTTCGTTCAGCGGTAAACATTGTCGGATTTGAATAGCGGATTTTACCAATTATCTCATTTCCGCTATTATCCATTAATTTTAACGCCCATTCAGTTACAAAATTCTTAATTTTAAGATATTTAACTTCAAATCCATAGGGTTTTAACAAATATTCTATACTATCAGGCCGACAGGGATAAGGCTTATAATGCCCCTCACCTATGATAAAATTAATCTTGTCTGCCACCTCCCTAAAAGACGGCGTTGAAAATATCTCATACTCTGCTCCCTCAACATCTATTTTAAGTAAATCTATATGTTTAATCTTATTCTCTTTAAAAAACATTTCTAAAGTTTTAGTTGGAGTAGCTTGCGCTAATTGTTCACCCTCAAAATATAAGCTCATTCCGCTTAAATACCGTGTGAGGTTTGCGCCACCGATTGCTAAATGATAATTTGTGCAATTTAATCCTTTAACATTAATTTCTAACGCTTTAAAATATTCATTCTCCGGTTCAACTGCATAAAACTGGCAGTCTTTACGCTGATTAAAATATAATACTGATATCCCAATATTCGCACCCAAGTCTAGAACAACTGGTTTCTTAATCTTTTTTATGTGTTTTAATCCCTCCTTGTAATGTTCTGCTTTAAATATCTCGCCATAGATAATACTAGTATATTTAACAGAATCCGGCTTATTAGGAAAACTGATTATCCTTTTTGCACCACCAATCTCAATTTCTGCGGTGTTCATTTAATAAAAAATCTGGACTTCCAATATAACGCAAATGGGTTAGGCAGATAAAACTCGGTCGCCCGAAACCACTTAAAGTCAGGGTGTTCAAAGAATTTATAATTACGGTGGATGATCCAGATGACTACAGGCACCTCACCCACCTTGAAAGAGGCATAATCTTTAGTCACTTCCGCCTCCGGTCGCAACATCTTAAAGATACTTTTACCTGACTTGCTCCACTCGCTCTCCTTTACCCCAATTGATAACTCTTTAAGCTCAAACGGCAGATTTTCAACCATTTGTTTAGCTATTCCTTCTAAAAGAAAGAATGGCACAAGACACCGTTCAAGCGTATCCTGAACTTCCATAAGGGCCTTCTCGACTTCTTGTGTACTGAAGGTTCTGCCCTTATTGAGTGTTCCAGTCAGCCCACGTATCTTCCTCTGATTCATATTGTTTTTTAGCTTGTTTGTAAGCCAAAGACACCAAATTTATATTTTTCTTTGGAATTTGTAACATTAAAGGTTGCAGTGACCAGATAGCTAAGCTATGGGCAATAACAATATCGTCATTAAAACCTTCTAATGCTCCATATCTAATCTTACCTGTCGGCCCAATCTCATAGCTGAAGTTATCAAACTCAAAAGCAGTTTCATCTATAGGCAGCATTCTTATCTTGCCCTGTTCAATCCAGATAGATAGCTTTTCAATCAATTCCTTTTTAGACGGTTCAGTAATCTTATAAGGCTCAACCGGAACATTAAATCTTAAAAGATCATCGGCTATCGGATCACCCAAACCCGTTGCATCCAGCATAATCAAAGCATTATTGTAGTGCCGACTGATTTCAACTAATCGTTTCTTTTGAAATGGCCACTCTAAAGTCTCCCAACGGTTTTGATACACTTGTTGGTTGTTCTGCCGGTCATAAACGCAGACTACGGTGTAATCAGTGACTTTAGCTAAATCAACGCCCATGACATAGATATGTTTCGGATTAGGCGGCGCAGGTGTAGCAGTCATCACGTCACGCACACCTCGGAAGATTGATCCCTCACCCTCTAAAAACTCGCACATCATCTCCTGATTAAAGAGTGCTGATGACATTGATAGCTTTGCGTTAGCAAGTTGTGTTGGAGTAAATATTCCAGACTCCGTAGCCCTCAAAAGCCATGACTTCCATTCGCTATTCTCATATAAACCACGTTGATAAAGTTCAAATAAATGGTTCTTACCCTTAGGTGTGCCGACAAACCAACACCAACCATCATTGGCACGGACTATCGGCTCAACTACCCTCTGCCACGTTTCATACTTCATCTCTTCAAACTCATCCAAAACTACACCCATTGGGCCTGATCCCAGTAAACTTGCCGGATTGTCAGCGCCTTTAAGTTGTAAGATTGATCCACCACGAAGATAAATAACTAGCTCACTATCATTTTGTTTTACAATCAATTCTTTCGGAAGAATATTAAATAACATACTTGGATCACGCCATACGGCGTCTTTTGCCTCACCATATGTCGGAAACACATGCCAATAAACGCCTTTTCTATATAGTGCCTGACGTATCAACTCGTTTATCGCCGTTGTCGTCTTTCTTGCCCGTCTGTGCCACACTGTCACCTTGAAGCGGTGCTGATCCTTGATCACCGACTTTTGATGTGCCATTAGCCGATCCCAGTTCGGGAATATTGTATCCTCCTCCGACGAGGTTGATTGATAATGGTTGTCCATCTACACCTGCTAAAATCTTCTTTTCCGTTTCAATCATAGCGTGATTAACTTTAAGAAGAAATATCGCCATGGTAGAGTTAACTTCTTTACCTCCATACATTCCATCATCAATTAATTGTTTCTTTTGTAATGCTTTTAGCTTTTTTATTGTAGCGTGAAATTTTGGATATCGTTTTGAGTAATCGCTTATCCGTTCATCGTCTAAATCAAGATAGATTGCTAATCCCTCTATCGTTGGAAGTGATGTCTGTTCCCGTCCTGTTGTAGTAATATATTCTTCAGCTTTCCTGATGAGAACATCTTCGCCCGGATATTTGAGAGGTCTTCCTACTTTTCCCATATATATAAGAACCCATTTCTTCTGATATATGGATGGAGGCTATTTTTGTCCTCTAAATATCTAATACTTTTAGTGCTATTTTAATAATATCTTTACATTCTTCACCATAATTATTTTGAAGAATAAAAAAAATGATGAAACATTTTATCGTCTTTGAGAAAAAGAGAATATAATTTTTTAAGTAAAGTTAAAGGATGTTTTAGATCAAGCGAACGAATATGAATAGTTATCATATCTAATATAAAGTATAGTAGTGTGTTATAGTCATTGTCAACTTGACTTTTTATTTGAAGCCCTTAAAATATCTCTTTATTTCCAATTTCAAATAAAACCAACCTTGTTTTAAATAAAAAATTCCTTCATTCCAATAACTTATTCCACACATATTGGTAAAACAGTGAGACAATCTATTTAAAAAAAACCCTTTATCATTACGAGAGAAATTCCCTACTGCAATTTCAGCTTGCAGATTAAATAATTTATCTAAATAGAATTGGAGTGCTTTAACTTTTTTTCTTTCGCCGAACTGACCTTTCTTTTCTGGATATGGATATTGATAAATTGAATAACCTATATTGTGCCTTTTTAAGTATTGAGACAATTCTTTATATCGGTTGGTTCTAACTAGCAAATTGGGTTCAAAAAAGAAGTGAGAGTTTTTATCTTTAAATCTGCGATATAATCTATAGGCTTTTTCAACATCTTTAGTAAAAGACTTATCGAAAAGATAGACCGTCTTCATATATAAATAGTAATACTTAATTTTAAAAATGTCAATAAATAACTTGACAAATAAAAAATATGCTATAATTTTTAATAATGTCTAAAATCCTAGACGCAGACTTTAATTATATTTCTTCACAATCCCTTCCTTTTAGCGATCTGCAAGGTAAAACAATATTAATATCTGGCATATCCGGCTTCATCGCTTCCTACTTAACCAAACTATTGCTATATCTGAATGATTTTTATGAGTTGGAAGTTAATCTGATCGGGGTAGTCAGAAATGAGAAACGGGCTAAAGCTTCATTTGGTAATCTTTTAAGACGCAAAGACTTCAAGTTGATTATAAAAGATATTAGCGCCCCTTTAAAATTAAATAAAGTAGATATAATAATTCACGCCGCCTCGATCTCCAGTCCAAAGTATTTCAAACTATATCCAATTGAAACCCTGTCGCCGAATGTTTTAGGTACTATGAATTTATTGAAGTTGGCTAAAGATAAGAAGGCCGAGCTTTTGTTTATCTCTTCAGGTGGTGTGTATGGAGAGACAATCGGGCTGACTAATGAAACCTCCTATGGTTATCTTGATCCGCTGGACTCACGTTCCTGCTACCATGAGGCAAAAAGGATGGGTGAGACAATATGCAAGGCTTGGTTTAACCAATATGGTGTTCCAATTAAAATAGTGCGGCCTTTCCATGTTTATGGGCCAGGAATGAATATCCATGACGGGCGGGCAATTGCCGACTTCATCAAAGATATACTAAAAAAAAGGGCAATTGTTTTAAAAAGCGACGGCACAACCGTCAGGTCATTTTGTTATCTTGCCGATACGATTATGGGAATTTTGACGGTTCTATTAAAGGGTGAAACAGGACAAGCATATAATATCAGCAACGATGAAGCCCGTAAAAGCATTAGAGAGATTGCTGAACTTATTGTTAAATTATATTCCCGCCTTAATTTACAAATCAAATATATAGTCAGAGATTCTAAAGACACTTATCTCACAAGCAGAGTATTAGACAATAATCCAGATATTTCAAAATTGCGAGCGTTGGGTTGGAGACCTGCATTTGATCTTGAAGAGGGATTTAAAAGAACAATCGACAGCTTTATCGAAAAATAAAGTTGGTATCCTTCACATCATCAGTCATCTTGTTAAATGGTTCGTTGTTTATAGTGTAGCATTTGTAATTCAGTTCAGCCAGAAACTTTATTATATCATTTGGGTGGTAGTTGAATTTAGCGCAATACTTTCTCATCATCTCGCAAAATATTACCGGGTGGTCGTTTGCTATTGTTTGTCTTGCACCTTTTAAGACAAATAGTTCCATCCCTTCAGCGTCTATTTTAATAAAGTCCACGTCGGCAAATGCAAACAAATCCAAAGTCAACAGTCTAACTTTAACCTTTTTTGCTTTTAGTTTTTGTGTGTCGCCGAAAGAAGAAGCGGCGGGGAAGCCAGGGTAGTAATTGAAAATCTCAATACTGGCCTTATTTGACAAAGCGACTTCATAATCCCTAACATTCCTTACTTTATTTACTGCCAAATTTTTCCTTAAATACTTTATTGTTTCAGGCATCGGCTCGAAAGAGTAGATTTTGGATGCAGGGTAGGTTTTGCTCAAAGAAATCGACCACCAGCCAATATTTGCGCCGATATCTATTATCGTTCTTGGCTTTTTCAACAAAGATACAATTGCCTTCACCTCACGCCTTTCGTATGGGTATTCGGCAAACTCAACCCCGCAAATTGTAGCTTTCATATATCTCTCCTCCACCGCCCATTTTTAACCGGAGAAGTGCGATGCTTTGGCTTATTGTGTAGCCTCAAACCCTGTCCCCCGCCGACTTTTTTATTTTTAATTAACTTTTTAAGATATTCCCTTGTTTTAGCAAACTCAAGTAGTGGTCCATAAATAAATCCTTCCTCCCAGGCACGAATACACCAATCAGATGTATCAGTTAGATATAGTATAGCCTCATTCTGATAGCCTTTTTTAAGCGCTTTGTTTGGGGCTAGATGCCGAATTTCAATATGATCAACCTTTGCGCCATACATGGTATAAAAAGCGGCTTGGTAAATATCTTTGGTTTTAATGTCCATGATTCATTCTAAAATAAACTAACTCACCACAGACCCCGCATTCGATTTGAAAGTTGTTGGATTTTACTTTAGTAAGTCCTCGATGAAAACGCAAGATACAGAAGTTGCCGTCATTGTCTATCTCACCTAGTATTTCTTTTTTGCCCTTTAATTCGCAGGCCGGACAAATTATAAGTTTCTTGTCCATGTATGGTATGATTATATAAGAAAGGAGGAAAAAATGCCAGAAGTACCAAAATATGCACCAGAAGTTCGGCCAACAGTCATTG